GGCCAGGCGATCCCACACGGTGTCCTGGCGGGCGTCCCGTTCATGACACTGCAGGCCGGCCCCAACGCCATCACCATGACCCCCGAGGTGGGGGATATCGGCGTGTGCGTGTTCGCGGATCGCGACATATCCTCGGTCATCGCCAACCGTGGGCCGGCAAACCCCGGCTCGCTACGCCAATCGAGTATGGCAGATGGGCTGTACTTCGGGGGGTTCCTCAACAACACGCCAACGCAGTTTATCGAATTCCTGGCAGAGGGCATCCGCATACACTCGCCAACGCGGGTACTGATCGAGGCGCCCACTGTGCAGATCGATGCCCCCGATGGAACCACCATCAACGGCCCGTTCACGGTCAACGGCGCCTCGCAATTCAACGGTGACGTCGGGTCAACGGGTACAATATCGGCAGAAGTGGACGTGCTCGCCGCAGGCAAATCGGGCAAGGGCCACAACCACCGCGCACAGGGCGCCAACGCACCAACAACGCCGCCGCTATGAGATCGCTACTGCTCGATTACGACAACTGGGATTTAGTCCTCGACATCAACGGCAACATCGCCATTGCATCGGACCCTTACGCACGCTCGCAGGACGTGGCGTGCGCGGCCCGCACCTGGGTTGGCGATCTGTGGTACAACCAGGCTCGCGGCGTAGCGTATAAGCAGATACTCGGCCAGTCGCCAAACCTCCAGTTTGCGCGCTCGCAGATCGAAGCCGCAGCCCTGGCGGTGCAGGGTGTGGTGTCGGCGCAGTGCTTGTTTGTGCAGCTCACCGCTGATCGCACGTTGCGGGGTCAAATTCAATTTATCGATGTGGACGGCGAGAGCCGGAACGTCTCTTTCTGAGGTCAAACATGACAGGCACAACCAGCGTACCCCGCGTACAGTTCACCCCGACCGGATTGGTTGCGCCAACCGAAACCGAACTGCGGGCCGGCGCGTGGGCGGACATGAACGCGGCACTCGGTGGCAACGCCAACCCTGACGAGGTGACGCCGCAAGGGCAGTTGGTCACCACCCAAACGGCCATCTTGGGCGATCACGCTGACGTGTTCCTCGAATTCGTCAATAACGTCGATCCCGATAAAGCATCGGGGTTCATGCAGGATGCCATCGGCCGGATTTATTTCCTCACGCGGTTGCCGGCGTTACCCACCCTGGTGGACGTCACTTGCTACGGCCGCACGGGCGTGACGATCCCGTCTGATGCACTGGTGCGGGACGCCAACGCCAACACCTACATGGCAACAACTAGCGCTGTGATACCTGCAGGCGGATCGGTGGTGATCCGATTCGCCGCACAAGTCGCAGGGCCGACCAATTGCCCAGCCGGTAGCATCGAGCAGGTTCCCGTCAAAATCATTCCCGGTTGGGATAGCGCGGCGAACCTGACGGATGGGATCGTTGGTCGGTTTGTGGAATCGCGGGTTGATTTTGAATACCGCCGCCGCCAGTCTGTCGCATTGAACGCCCACGGGACAATGCCGTCAATTTACGCCAATGTCTTTAACCTCGACGGGGTAACCGATGTTTATGCAATCGATAACGTAAAGAACGTATCAGTGGCAGTCGGCACGACGAATTATGTATTGGCCCCAAAATCAATTTACGTTGCCGTAGTGGGTGGTAACGATCAAGAAATTGCAGAGGCGATATGGTGGCGCAAGGATGTTGGGGCAGATTACAACGGAAATACGAGTGTTACTGTTTATGACACCGAGGGGTACGCCATCCCTTACCCGGAATACGATGTGCAATTCCATCGCCCTACGAATACTCCAATTCTTTTCGCCATTTCGATTGCTGCCATAAGCGGACTTCCTGGCGATATCGTTTCGCTTGTGCGTGCTGCGGTTGTCAACGCGTTTAATGGCGGGGACGGGGGACAGCGTGCACGCATTGGCGCAACAATCTTTGCTGGTCGTTTCTACGCCCCGGTTAGCGCGTCTGCACCAAACGTGTCGATCCTCTCGCTTAAGCTTGGCGTAGGATCGGCCAGTGGTGATTCTTACACCACAGGGATTGACGAATATCCCACCATTAACCCGAATAACATTGCGGTCACGGTGGTCTGATATGCAGAACGTGGAACAGACAATTGGCAGCCAGTATGCGAATTCGCCAACGTTGCGGCAAATGATTGACAGCATGAATCAATTTTTTGACCCATCGACCGATTTCGAAGCGTTCTACAACTACGTTTGGAATGTCGATACCGCTGTCGGTTTTGGTCTCGACATATGGGGCCGCATTGTCAATGTCGGGCGCGACCTCACCGTACCAAACACCGAACAAAAACTGTTTGGTTTTGAGGAAGGAAACGGTGAGCCATTCAATCAAGGGACGTTCTATAACGGCGGATCAACGACCGTAACTTATACTCTTGATGACACGGCGTACCGGCAGCTAATTTTGGTCAAGGCACTTAGTAATATCTCATCGTGCAGCGCGGCTAGCATTAATCAACAACTACGAAATTTATTCCCCGGTCGGGGTAAATGCTACGTCAACGATTTTCGAGATATGACCATGCGCTTCACGTTTGAGTTCTCGCTTGAGTCGTATGAACTGGCGATTCTCTTGCAGTCAAACGCGATCACGCGGCCGGCCGCAGTAGAAACGATTATTTCCTTTGTTCCTGGTGGCAAGTTCGGATTTAAAGAGGGGGACGGGGAACCGTTCAACCAAGGCGTATTTTTCAACCCATGAGGTAACCATGCAATCCACAGACAGCCCTAAAAAAATATCAATCCCGTTTGCGCGTGACGGGGATAAACGGGTAATCCCGAACACCTCGCAAATCGGTATCACTGCCGGTGCCGCGTCGTACCCAACCGGCTTTCCGCCACAAACATTCATCGCAAAAGAAAACGGCGGCATCCCGCCTGCTGGGGTGGACTTCAATGGCCTATTTAACGACATCACCACGCTCGATGTCTGGACGTGCGCAGGTGGTTTGTTCAAATACGATGCTGCGCTTTCCACGCAGATTAACGGCTATCCGAAGGGCGCTCAAATTCTCAGCGCCGACGCAACCGGCGTGTGGATGTGCACGGTGGAGAACAACACCAGCAACCCCGATACGGGCGGCGCTGGCTGGGTGCGTAGCGATCTTTCGTCGCTCTTGCAGCCTACAGGCGCGTCCCGCGTATTCGCCGCAGACGGCCAAAACCTGCAAACGCACCTCAACCGCGGCCCATCCAATTTTGGCCGCTTGGCGCTGGCCGATTTGCCTAAGTTTGCGCGCACGGTGGATCAGTACCGCTACGACACCAAGCCGCCAATCTATGTCGTTGGGTTCGGTTCTTCGGTGGGCGTTGGCGCAACGCTGCCGGATGCCTCCACGCAAGCGCCAGTGGCATATTTCACGCAGCAACTGCGAAACTTCTTCGATCCCGCCAGCCTGTTGAACGTGCAGGTATCCAACCAAAGCGTCAACGGCTCGATCATCAGCGATTTTCCAGCCGCCTGGGCCGCTATGCTGACTGCCGGAATCACGCCGACAATCGTTTATCTCGCCTACGGTATGAACGATCAGTCTGTTGCGCAATTCAATTCGGGTCAAACTGCGCCCGGATTCGATCAGGGTTTTGAGGCTGCGATGGAGTTGATCCGGTCGGTCGGCGCTGACGTTGTTGTGGCGACCAGCCCTCACGCATCCGTGGTCAATCATCCCGAACTGTTCGCCATGCCGCCGAGCGTGCCGCAGACTTACCCAACGTCCGTTGCTGCACCAGTGTCGCCAGAACAATTGCTGCCCCCAGCATCGCAGAGCTACGCGATTGGCGATATTTCCGGCTCGGGTATCAACACGACCGGCAGCGTGCGCGCCTTGGCAATCAACCGAAAAATGCGGCATTTGGCTGCAAAAAACGGCTGCGTGCTGCTTGATGTTGAATTGTTCTGGAACCGCACGATTGCCGCCAATGTCGCCGCAGGTATGACCATGGCTCAAGCCGAACAGTTGATGTTCAATGTTGGCGAGACCGTCCACCCGAACCTGTACGGCCATCAGAACAGCTACTGGCTGGCGTCGATCTACGCATGGCGCAGCATTGGCTATGAAACCGCGCAGCGTGCCGCGCCGCGTAACTACAGCGGGTATCTTGCAATCAACCCTACCGCTGCGAATGCACCGGCTGCCGTGCTGGACGTGCATATCCCGTATCCCAACATGACCATTCCGCCAGTCAAATTTTGGGCGCGAACGGGAGTGGCTGACGTAAACAGTATCAAAACCGAAGAACTGGCACTTGCCATCGAGCCGACGAACGGCGATGTTTTGATGGGTGACTTGACGGCATCGGGTGGCGAATTGCGCTTTATTCGCGTCCTTGACCCTACCCGCACTCTCACCTCTTACTTGCAGCGCCGGGGGACGGCTTACGGCGTGGTCTATACCGAAACAATCGAAGGCAATCCCAATACGACAATTGCTTCGCCATATACCACCCGCGCCCCGTTCCCTGCAAACTCTGTTGGTAAGTCGCTGGTGATTGCCGGCACTAATTCCGGCATCGGCACCAGCCCGCAGGTCAACCGCTATACCTGGACCACCAACGGCAGCACTATCACCCTGACGGCCGCAGGTACGACTGGCTCAGGCGTATTCACGGTAGCCGTGTCTGGCTTGGCACTGGTGGTCACTCCGATTGCCGACAACACCAACTTTAAAGTTACCTGGGAAGCACTTTCCTAATTTAACCCAACCAAAGGAGCATCAATCATGTATTACGCAGACCCACCAGACGACGACACCGGCAACCCCGACCCTGACGCAGGTAACGGCAAGCCACCTAAACCGCCAAAATGATCTACATGCTGCTAGTCGCGGTCGCCTGTAACGCCTGGGTCCGCGATTGGCGCATGTTGTGCTTGACTATGCTGGTCGCGGGGAACGTAAATGTTCCAATTCCCGACCAGCATTTTTATTTTTGGTGCGCGTGCATTGAGGCGGTCGTGATTGTGGGTGCAATCAGTTTGCGCACCGCTGCAACCCGCCCCGTGTGCGCGATCAGTGCAACGCTCATCGCGTGTCATTACTTGGGCTGGCGATACAACGGGTACCCACCGGAAAGCCCCTACTACG